CCAGATATAAACTGATCATTATTATCTACTCCACTATTTAAAAAATTAACAAATAAAGTATAAGTTCCATCTTCTGCTATATTAGGTAAGTATGATGTAATCTTAGCCTTTATACCTGACTGACTCCCAACTACAGTTTTTCCTCTAACATTAAATAAATAAGACTTTACATCATAACCCTCATTGGAGGATTGAATTAAAATAGAATTATATCCATTTGTAAATTTTACACCTCCACCAGTCACAGAACTTCCTTCTTTGAAAGCATGACTTCCAAATTTTTCAATCTGATCTTGTAATATAGATTGTATACCTGTTAATTCCCTTGCTTGAACAGGATATCCTGGTTTAAATAAAACCTTATAATACTTATCACTTCTATCAAAATCATCAAAATAAGGAGCGACGTTTAAATTTGTTTCCTGTGGCATGATTCTTTAGAATTGCAAAATGACTTTGATATCTTCTCTTTGGTTAGCAGACCTAGTAATAGAAGGTCTATTATCCACATAGATAATGGTTCCAGAATATTTCTCTACTTCAGGATTAGCAACACCTTCAGTAAAACTCTGTCCAAGGTAATATGTTCTATTATTTATTACAGTACTTATACCAGGATTGCCTGATTTTCCAAAACTAGTATCTATTCCTAAAGTACCTTGATTACTAGCAATATTCAAATTACCTCCACTATCAGGAGTTGATGTAAATCTATGTAGAGCAAATCCATAAGTAGGATCTGTTTTCAAAGAACCATCACTATTAAATCCAACCAAACTCTTATCTTGCCAATATTTTAAAACTCCAGTTGTTTGATCATAAGATACTACTCTACCAACTGCAGTAGAACCAACACCAATAGTTTGGGTTATGTTTCCATCTACATTAAATGTTGCTGTAGTATATCCAGCTCCAGTTAATTTTAATGCATATAAAGCACTAGCTTTGGTTAAAGATAAATTTGAAGTAGAATCATAAGCTTGAGGATTTTCTACAATTCCTATTCTAGCAATTTGGTTGCCTGTTATAAAATCAGGGTTTTCTGCATCATTTTCAATTTTAGAATATACTAAAACATTACTAGCACCCAATTCCCTATAGATGTCTGCTCCATGTCCATCCTGAGGTGGGATAATAACATTAAATACTGGATTAGTAGTTCCTACAGGAACACCTCCTTTTACCAAATCTAAAGTACCATAAGTATATCCTGTACCACCTTTAGAAATATCTACTGATTCAACTTTAGCATCATTGTTTATAACAACAGTTGCTTCTGCTCCAGATCCATCTCCACTAATAGGAACATTAGTATAAGTTCTATTAGCAGTTCCTATACCAGATCCTCTATTAGTAATAGTTACGACTTTTAATTGACCACTAGTTGATGCATTATTTCTTACTGGAGCATTAGCTGTGCTAGTCTCCCAATCATCAGGAACAGGTATAAAATTAGTAGAATTGAATTTTATAATATCATTTGGTTTGATGGTATAAAGATATTTCCAAAGATATCCATCACCACTATCACCTGCTGATTTAGGTTCTAAATCTGTAAATGTAGGTTCATCTAGAGAAGGTCTACCAGTAACATTTTCTGGATTTGTTCCATTCTGCAGACAAATATAAACCTTATAATCCTCATTTACTACAAAATATTTTGAAGCATATAAATTAGTAGCTCCTGATGGTTGTGCTACATTTGTTCTACTAATATCTCCCCTATACATGTCATATGTCACACCTGATGTCCAAGTATACCTATGAACCATTCTACGCACATCAGAAGATGTTATCTTCTTCAATGCAATCATAGTATCCCAATAATCCTCTTCTTGATCAAAACTATCCTTTGGTGCAGGAGGGTTTGTATCCCAAGTAGAGGAATAATTAGTAGCATTAGGTAAACCAACAAAAGAATAATAAGAATTAACTGAAGAAGTTGCTGTTGCAACAAAATTCTTCGCGTTCAATATTCTAAGTTGATCAGTTATAATGGCGGACATTTTACAATTTTTTAGTTATTTATGGCATTAAATGCTAAGCTATGTTCACAGTCTTTAGACTTCCATCATTTTCTACTAATAGTCTATATCTAGTTCCATTAGCAGAAGTCAATATTACTCCAGCAGCAGTGCTTACACCAACATAAGCATCATTTACAGCATTGATGCCAGTAGTGCTAATAGTAACTCCATAACCAATTACTGCTTCTCTGATTGAAGCAATACCAGTCATTCTCATACCACCTTCACTATTGAAGGTATTACCAGTTCCTACTGTAGATATACCAACAACAGAGAAATGATTACCAATACTTACATCACCAACAAATGTACTTATACCACCTGCATTGACACCCCTAGTGCTAACATCATCTCCAAGTTTAGTACTGTTACCAGCACTCACTAAGGCAGTAAATGTAGATGCTCCAGATACATTAACTTGAACTGCATTAAGAGCAACAG